AGATGAGTTTGCATTCGTTAGTAATAATATAGCAAATAATTTCTTTGCTTCAGTGTATCCTACAATATCATCTGGTAAAACTACAAAAGTTTTTATTGTTAGTACTCCAAATGGATTAAATCATTTCTATAAACTGTGGACTGATTCGGTTGATAAAAAAAATGGTTATACTCCAATAGAAGTTGCATGGAATGAGATACCAGGTAGGGATGAGAAATGGAAAACTCAAACTATAAGCAATACAAGTGAAGAACAATTTAGACAGGAGTTTGAATGTGAGTTCATAGGATCAATGAATACTCTTATTAGTTCAACTAAACTGAGAGCTATGAGATTTGATTATCCAATTAAACAAACAGATAACATGAGTGTATACGAAGAAGCTAAACCAGGTCATACATATGTAATAACTGTAGATGTTGCTAGAGGTGTTGGATTAGATTATAGTGCTTTTGTTGTATTTGATGTAACTAAACAACCATTTAAGATTGTAGCTAAGTTTAGAGATAAGACAGTAAGTCCATTACTTTATCCAAACACTATAGAGAACACTGGTAAACACTATAATGACGCGTTTATACTAGTTGAAACTAATGACATAGGTCAACAAGTCGTAGACATACTACATAACGATTTATTGTATGAAAATCTAATGACAACAGTTCATATGGGTAGAGCTGGTCAGAAAGTATCTAGCGGATTTGGAAGCCATAGTGGTAGAACATTAGGAGTAAAGACAACAAAACAAGTAAAAAGAATAGGTTGCAGTAATTTAAAAGATCTTATAGAAAACGATCAATTAATTATACCAGATTTTGATATGATAAGTGAATTAAGTAGTTTTGTTGGTAAAGGTGCTAGTTTTGAAGCTGAAGATGGAATGCATGATGATTTAGTAATGTGTATGGTATTATTCAGTTGGATAGCAAGACAAGATTACTTTAAAGAAATAACAGATACAGATATTAGAGAAAAACTATATAAAGAGAAAATGAAGATGATTGAGGACCAAATGTTACCTTTTGGTTTTAGAGATGATGGAGAGGTCAATACATTAGATAAAGATGACAAGTTACAAAACCCAAATGACCGTTGGGTTAGTGTAAAGATTGACAACTACAGTTAAATCTAAAAAATTATAAATAATTGATAAAAGAGTTTATTATAAAACTATAATTAAGTAGGAGAATTAAAAAATGGCGTTTCAAGTTTCACCAGGTGTTAATGTATCAGAAGTTGATCTTACTACTGTAATCCCTGCTGTCTCAACTACAGAAGCTGGCTATGCAGGCCATTTTAGATGGGGACCAGTAGGAGAGAGAGTATTAATTACATCAGAAGATGAGTTAGTAAGTAATTTTCAAAAACCATTAACAAGTAATACAGCAACAGACTTCTTTGTTGCATCAAATTTTTTAGCTTATGGTAATGCATTATTTACCGGAAGAGTTATTAACGAGGCAGGATCAAATAGTACAGATGCTGCAAGAAATTCAATTAGTAATGCTGCTAACACCAAAAACACTCTAGTTAAGAGTGATCAAGACTATCGCGATAACTATTCATCAGGAATAACTGGTGTTGGTAACTGGATTGGTAGATTTCCAGGAGAATTAGGAAATAGTTTAAAAGTAAGTGTATGTGCAAGTTCAAATGCATTTAGTTCATCATTAACTGGTAACGTACAACCAATAAATGGATCCAAAACACTAGCTGGTTTAGGAACATTGTTTCAAACACAAGTAAGAGTTGGAGATATTTTAGTACTAGGTCCAGATAAAGAACTAAGAAAAGTTGCGTCAATTGCTAGTAACACTTCACTAACATTAACAGATAAGTATACTGGTAACTCAGTTGGTGCTGCTTCTTCAAATAGCTCGCATAGTGCTTCTGTATCTACACCAGAGAGAAGATGGGAATTCCATAATTTCTTTGACAAAGCTCCAGGAACATCAGACTATGCTAACACAGCTGGTGGTAACGGTGACGAAGCTCATATTGTTATTGCAGATGAAGACGGAGAATGGTCTGGTTCATTAAATACTGTACTAGAAAAATTTGAAAGAGTTAGTTTAGCTTCAGATGCTAAAAACGAAGATGGTACAACTAATTACTATGTTGATGTAATCAATGATACCTCCAAATATATTTGGTGGGCTGCTCATAATTCATCACATACCAATTCAGGATCTAAAGCATCAGCATCAATTAATGGTGCACCACTTCCAGCAAATGATAGTTTAATTTATGGTAGAGATGGTGCAGAGCCAAGAAATTCAGATCAAATAAAAGGCTATGATTTGTTCAAGAGTGCTGAAGACGTTGATGTCTCTATTTTATTAGGTGGAGATAATAACGGTACAGTAATAGAACATATTGTTGGAAATATTTGTGAATCTAGAAAAGATTGTATTTTAGTATTCTCACCTGAAAGAGCTGATGTTGTTGGTAACAGTAGTTTCTCAGGTAAAGAAGTTGAAGACATAGTTGCATTTAGAGATACAATTACTTCAACAAGTTATGCTGTAATGGATAGTGGATTTAAATATCAATATGATAAATTTAATGATATCCAAAGATATGTTCCAGCAAATGGAGATACAGCGGGTCTAATGGTTAGAACAGATTCAATCAGAGATCCATGGTATTCACCAGCTGGTTTCAATAGAGGTATAATGAAAAATGTTACAAGGTTAGCATTTAATCCAAATAGAGCTGAAAGAGACATACTTTATAAGAATGGTATCAACCCAGTTGTTACATTCCCAGGTCAAGGTACAGTACTATTTGGTGATAAAACATTATTAGCAAAACCAAGTGCATTTGATAGAATAAATGTTAGAAGATTGTTTATTGTTCTTGAAAAAGCAATTTCAACTGCTGCTAAGTTTACACTATTTGAGTTCAACGATTCATTTACAAGATCTCAATTTGTAAATCTAGTTGATCCATTCTTGAGAGATGTTCAATCAAGAAGAGGTCTACAAGACTTTAGAGTAGTCTGTGATGAAACTAATAATACACCAGAGATTATTGATCGTAACGAGTTTGTTGGAGATATATTCATCAAGCCTAATAGATCAATTAACTTTGTTCAACTTAATTTTGTTGCAGTAAGATCTGGAGTAGAGTTTAGTGAAATAGTTGGTCAATTTTAAGTATAAATAAGAGTAGGAGAAAAACAAAATGGCATTCAACATAAACTTATTCGCAGGTGCTCTTAAATTTGGTGGTGCAAGACCATCCCTGTTCCAAGTTAACATTACTAATCCAGCTAATGCTGCTGCTGATATTCAGGTACCTCTCTTAGTTAGAGCTGCTCAGATACCAGCTGCTACATTAGGTATTAATGATGTTCCTTACTTTGGAAGACAGTTAAGAATAGCAGGGAACAGAACATTCGCAGATTGGACAGTAACAGTAATCAATGATGAAGACTTTGCTATAAGAAATGCAATGGAAGAATGGTCTAATACTATTAATAGTTTTCAAGGGAACCTAAGAAACTTTGGTGCATCATCACCAACTTTATATAAGTCAAATGCTCAGGTGACTCAGTTTAGTAAAACTGGTGTTCCATTAAGAGTGTACAACTTTGTTGGTATATTCCCAACTGAAGTTGCTGCTATCGAGATGGATTGGGCTGCTGATGCTGTCAGTGAATTCACAGTTACTTTCACATACGATTATTGGGAAGTTTCTGGAGGAATTACTGGTCAAGCTGGCGGCAACTAGTATTATTGATTGAAAAAAAGTATTGACCTATAAATAGAAGTATAGTACAATACTAAAGGATAGTCATGGCAATAGATTTATTTGGCTTTACTATAGGCCGAAAAGCAGAGTTAGAAAAACTTAAAAACGATAATCTCAAATCGTTTGTTCCACCACAGGATAGTGACGGTGCGCTAGAGATAGCGCCCGGTGGTGTTTACGGAACATATGTAGACTTAGAAGGCACTGCAAAGTCCGAAGCAGAGCTTGTTACCAGATATAGAGAAATGTCAACACAACCAGAAGCTGATCTGGCTATTGATGATATTGTAAATGAAGCTATAGTTTACAATGAAAAGGATCCAGCTGTAAGTATTGTGTTAGATGATCTTAAAGCAAGTGTTTCAATAAAAAATAGAATAAGAGAAGAATTTGATAAA